AATGTCTCTTCTTCGGCTATATAAATGTTATTGAATCCACACTTATCAAGATTGTCATATAGCAAATCCGCATCATACATACAAAGATGGAAATCGCCATCGGTAAGCCCTTTATCGAAAGCGTTTGTAGATGAACCAGAATATATCTTATAATTCATCCATCTTTGAAAATCTGCATATTCACCAGTTAAATCTGGATGCTCTTCAATAAGAAGCTGTGTATCTATCGAATTACGGTCAACATATTGCTGACATATCCATCTCAGGTTTGGTGTTTCGATAAATAAACTGCTTGGTGTTTGCATTAAAGAATAGACCCATTCAAACATCCACTTCTGATATATCCATTCGATATGTTCTACTATATGCGACATCTTGATAAACTGGAAACGCACTCTTTCAATGCCAAGTATCTGTTTGTATTGCTTAGCCTTATCCCTATAAACAGGTGCAAAGGCAACACGTATATCTCCAGATATATCAGCTTTAGAATGTTTATCTAGTGTGGTAAAGTCTTTGCTTGTTCCGCCAGAACCAATGTCAAGTCTATATTTCTTTTCGGAATTAGCAATCAACGACTCCACCATTGAATAAATATCTTTTCCAGAACATTTACTATAACTCATTATAACCCCCCTAAGAAAATTAGAAACTTTTCAGCTACGTCTTTAATGTTAATAGCATTAAGACAAAACCTAAACAAACACGGATGATACCAACAATACTGTTTTTTGCATCTACGGTATCCAGAATACCATCCTGCTTTCTCATACAGCATCCTACATCTAGGATCAGTCATTCCGAATACTCCATAACTAGGAATACCTAATGCACCAGCTACATGAACTCCCATAGAATCTGGACCGATTAGACCGATAGAATTATTTATAATTGCAATTATATGATTCATAGGAGAACTTATTATTCTGGTAACATTATCATGTCTACTGTATTTATATTTCCAGTCATGGGATATTAGCACGACACCTATTGGACTCAGTCTTTTTGCTAGATACTTTACTAAGAAGTCTACATGAGCATGTGGTAAACTTCTAAATTTAGAATTACTCGAACAGTGAATCACTATATATTTATCATATCCAACTGACTTCTTCGCTATTTTATTATCTAGCTCAGACACAAACATCTTGTTGTTTTCAATTAGGAACTCTACACCGCAAGCCTCTGCAAATAACTCCTGTCTTGACTTTAATATATCTGGCTCGTGAGATGCTTCATACATAGAAGAAGGACATGGATCTGATAACTGTATAAATAAAGAACCAATATATTCAAAGAATATTCTACATTCCAGTGTTGATTTGAATTGGTCAGTATTTACTATGTAATCAATGTCTGGATTGTTATAGAATACAGGCGCACAATACGAAACGGTTGCAACTATAATTATAATATCTTTACCATATTGTTTTCTATAAGCAGTGATTGATGGAACGATCATCACTGCATCACCAATACCACCTACATTCCTGTAGAATACAACCGATTCAAACTTGCCAACTAATGCTTTAATATTCTTGGCATCAGTAAACCCCCTGTTATACATAATTCCTGTCTCCCTTAGGTCAGCGTAATAGCGCAACGTATCACTATATTATCTTCTTCGCCTTTCTCTACATCTTCAACAAGCAACCATCTAGCACCCATATCTCCGCCAGATAAAGCATTGAATATACCAACTTCTCTAAAGGTGCATCCACCTATAGGTTCATCAATTCCAAAGGTTACTTCGACAAAGTAAGTATTAGCAATTACAGTAACAGTTCCTTCTTTGCGATACAGTTCGCTTTCCAAAGATTCATCAACAGAAGATGGCGCAACAAGACCAACACCAATAGCTATAAAGGGCATCCATGCTTGGCTATTATATGGAGAACCTAGCATTGACGCCGCAGTCTGAACACCTTTATCGGTTACTAAGTCTATCGCATCTACCGTAACTTCAGATACAATTACCTCTGTTTTACTAATACTTATTTTGTCTTGAAACACAGCACTACCCTCTTCTCATTTGAAGTTCCAAAGACTGCTCTTTAGACATCATGTTTTTACCTAAAGACAACTTCGACTTGCCCTCTTCAACTATTGTGTAACTACATTCATCTGGATCAGCCAAGTCGTTAAAGATTACTGGGAATCTGTATCTTTTGTAAAGACCCTGAATTGTAATGTATGTTGATTCATCTGGTTCAAAATCTTTATCTATTCCCTGCATCCATTCGGTGTATTGCTCTGGAGTAAGTTCATAATAACCATTAGTGCCGTCCCACCTCTCCATAGCATTTGCACCAATGTTTAGTATAGCAACATAACCATCAACATAAATTATGTTACTTTCATGCTTCTTCCGCTGTTCGTCCATCCATTTATGTATGTCTGGTTTTGCTAATTCAATTCTATCAAGGATAGATTCGAGAACACCTGCAGTAAGCGATGCATCAGTTGAAACCTTTTTTTCTTCGTCTGGCATTGAAAACTCCCTTCATTAAAATGGGCGGAACTGACGTCCCGCCCTGAGTGTTAAACATATAAACGTTATGCTGATGCCGCATACGCAAAATTAGGATTAAGCGCACACATCAAGTATCGAGCTACAGTATCTGTAGTCAAACTTGATAAAGCATAAGCAAGTGTTACTTCTTGTAACGCAGTTGAGCCATTGGTGAACAGAGCAGTTCCAGCTATCAAACCTTCATGGGTTGTGATTGCTGTTCCAGCTGCTACACACTTGACCTTGACAGCTGGGGCTTTAATGCACGCCCAACCCATATACCCATCTGGTATTCCAGTCGATTTGACAGGCACACCTCTAAAATCACACAACTTCGCACCTGCTGCTGCGGCAAGAACGTGTGAGTTATAGATAAGTTGGGCTGTATCGCCAACCGCTAATGCTGCAGCAACATCTGGTTGGAAGTCAATCCTTGTTGCAATGTTGCTTATAACCTTAGCCCAACTACCCTCTGGTGCAGCTCCAGCAGCACCTGCGTCATCAAGAACCTGCAACAGTGCGCCATACTCTTTATCGGCAGTAAGACCTGTGCATGTTAAATAATTAACATCGCCTGTAACCACAGTCACAGCTGTGTCAGCCCTACGAACCATTGGAACACCAACCCCGATATCACTACCAGAGTTATTCCATACCCACATGAATAGTGCCTGACCATCAACAACTATGTTCTTATAAACACCGCCACCCATGATGGCATTTTCCCATCTAAGTGCGCCCAACGGAGGTGTGAATGGTTCTTCTCCACTACCCATTCTTGCGAAATACTTAGCAGCCTCTACTGTTTCATCAAGAGCTGTTCTCCATTGCACTGGTTGAAACATGTGCTGTTCATTTTTGTCTACATCTATCCAGTATCCCATTACAATTCACCTCCAATTATGCCCAAGCAGTGATGCCCTGAAGCACCCCATGTTTAGACGGTAAAGTGTTAATGATCTGACCACGAAGCATCAAGTATCTAACCTTAGCAAATTGGTTATATGGATGTCTCATTTCAGACCATGTGAACCACGCACCAGAGTCACTAACCAGTTTGAAATACTTCATGTTCATAAATCTCATAACTCCAGCTTCAGCACCATTCTCGACAGTATCGTAATTAATACGAATACCTCTGAACAGTGCGTTACCAAAGTTCCATTGAACAGTGTCATCATCTTTGCTGTAGGCAACATTAAACGTGCCCATATGCTGAGCAATGTCGCAATACTGTTCATATACAAGTTGGTCGGTTAGGATTACATAATCTTGCAATCTCTCGCTTGTGGCTATTGAGTTTAAGCAAGTCCCCATCTTTTTGAGACAGTCGGAATACTTGTTACTCACACTACCAAAAGCACCAACCGCTGTTGGAGTTCCACCAGTTGAATCGATTGGATGGCGACCATAGGATACTGCTGAGTTATCCCAATACCAGTTTCTCCACCAGTATCGTGATGCCCTATCCCATCCCGCCATAACACCTGTGCGTGGATCTGTGGGAACTAGAAATGGAATACCATTAAAGTTCTTTCCGTTGTTTCCCACTGAGGATTCCCAAATCATAGCATTGAGCTTCTCTCTGGTATCTTCAACAAGCGCATCAATTCTGGTCTGAAGCAAATCAACGATATTTCCACCGCCAGCCTGCTCTCTTTCTTCGACCCAATCTATTGACCATTCACCTGCACCTTGTTTCAAATTCCAGTATGAAAAACCTACGAGTTTTGACTGAGATGGAGTTCTAGTTTCACCCTTTGAAAACGTAGAGAATGTATCATTCTTCCCATATCTCAAAGGCTGACGAACCCTAGACCCGCCATTTCTTTCCTCTCGATACTGTGATGTTTCCAGTATGTTCCAGACTGGATTTCCCAAGAGAACCTGGTTATACATGTCCGGCATAATGTCATCCAACACAGTAGCAACTCGTTCATCTGTCAACGAATCGGTTATGTCTGTATCACCCATTATCGCAAGTAGATGACTTCCGTATAGTAACATTTCAATTCACATCCTTTTGCAGTTATTTAGAGAAAGCATCCATTAGCTTTCCTCTTATACCTCTAGTTCCTTCTGATTTCTTAGCACCCTCTAGCAGAGACCTAAGTCTTGTTGGGTTTGATACCGACAATGGATTATCTCCAGCAGTTTTGCTACTTGATTTCCCTACTGTAGGAGGAATCTTTTTTGTTCCTGTATTGCCGACCAGTAACTCTGGTTTAGTAACCGCAACAGCATCCCTTATACTGAGTTCGGGGCGTGCCGACCTGATTTTAGATACTTCCACAAAAGTCATTGCGCTTGCCTTAGGATTACTAGCAATGAAAGTATCATACTCTGCTCTAGCAGAACTTTGCTTGCTTTCAGAAATCAGTGGATTAAGTTCTCCCAATAAACGATTGGTTACTGATTCAACAATTGATTCTGTTGAACTAACTATAGATCTATCAATCATTTGCTTTACCGCACCAATCGGGTCTTGTTCTGGATCAATGTCCGGTTCGCCACTCTGTGGGCTTTTATTACCTCCATCTAGGATTATTCTACGAACATCCTCATTTGCTAACAATTCATTAAGAAGTTCTCTATCAGAGTTTGCTTCGGCAAGTTCTGATTCAAGTGCCTGTAGCCTTACAGATACATCTGGCTCTTCTTCTTCAATAATTTCTTCTTCTTCAATAATTTCTTCTTCTGGCAATTTAATTTCCTTTCAGCCCCACAATATTAAAATATTGCTGGACTCCTGTCGCAGTATCTTCGATACTGTGATTGCAAATCAATCAATAGTAATTACTATTGAAAAGATCAAGCTTTACCATTTTTTATTCTACCAATAATAACTGTTCCCTCAGTCCCTATTAGTATTCCAAATACAATCTTAGCCACCCAACTCATAATACCAGTATCCTTTGATATAGATATTAACGCTTTCTCATTGTTAGTTATACATAAATCCTGCTTATCATCTATTGATTTCTGTGTCTTAATAAAGTCATTTATTAACCCTTGAGTATTAGCTTGGGATGATGCAAGATTGCTTATCTTCTCCAAGACCAGAGCTTCATCAGCAAATACCAATGCAGGAATGAGAAATAGTAATATAAATATCAAACATTTCATAAAGGCTCTCCATTTATTATTGGTTGCAGCGACAGGAATCGAACCTGTTTAAGCAATTTGATTTCGCTTCACCGTAGACCACTTGGGTCACTACTGCAGAAACAATAGCATCAATACAAGCTATTATAGATTTTTATATCCCTTCATCTCTGACTGGAGTTCAAAATCCGACTTTGTTTCAGAAACCATATCTGCTGATATATGCAAGGTTCCTGTGGTAGTAGTTCCCTTAACACTTATAGATGTTATTACCCCACTCCTCTCGACAACCGTTGCCTTTGGAACTACCATACTATTAATATTAGTAGCCTCATTAAACTCAACAAGCATTGCATCGTCTGCTGAATACAAAACAACTTTACCAGCAGCACCTGTAAAAGCGAATGTTCCATCTGCTTTACTTGTAAAGTTTGCATACCCATCAACCTGAACTGAATCAGATATTGTTGGAATAGTATTCACCACCATTGATAGAAACTCATAAAACCAACTAACAATTCTTCCCATGTCCTTTCATCCTCCAACCCCCAGTTATTCTGAATAGAGTCCATCCTCTGGTGAAGATGGGTTAGTATCCCAAAATGGTTCTTTACGTCTTTCAAATACTGTCTTGCCTCTTGGTAGTGTATCCCCACGCATTTCAGCACGTTCCTCTTTAGTCAATCCACCTTTGGGATCAATCGTTTCTGTCCTAGCATTATTCTCCCAAAGTTTTGCACGTAAGTCTCTACCAGACTTTACCCAACAACCCAATGATTCATTGTAGTGCTCTGGAACATCGCCATGAACAACAGTCTTTATAGTAGAATAATCCTTACGCATGGGAGTATTACACTTCTTACATGGTGGACTTGTATCTACTGATATAGGTATATCAACGTCTTTCTCAAACGCACCACACTTATCACAAATTAAATCCCATAGTGCCATAATTAAAACCCCCCTTTACTAGAACGGACTACCACTTGGTGGCATCTGTTCGCCTTGCTGTTGAACTTGTTGTTCCTGTGGAGTAGGTTGCGCTTGCATCAGCAAGTCTTGATCTTTCATACCAAACCCAAGAGCAGTCATAAACTTCTGCATAAGATTAAACCTATTAACAATATCAGGAAACGCTTGAGCCACAGTCATTAGCTTCTGCATATACATCTGTCTCGCCTCAATAGCGGTTGACCCAAACTTAACCGATAGTTTCATTCCATCAAATGGCTCTATCATCCAAGCATCTTCTTTAGGTATTCCAACAATCTCTGCTATTCTTTCGGGTTGCATAAAGTCGGATGATAGCTTCAACATCTTTCTCATTATATTCTGCGTAAACATAGAAAGCAGTAATGCTCTATCTTGATTGCGTGTTTCAGATGAAGCCTTTAACATCTCCGCTTCGGCTTTTGTCTCTACTCCCGGCTCGTGTGTTCCACGTTCCTGCATTGTAGAACCCGATATACCACGTATCTGTCTTTCTATTATGCCCATTACAGAACTCCACTGAAATACATTTGCCGATGTGGTTATTTCTCGAACAGGTTCTGCCATCATAGATGTTAGTCCATCAATAGGAAGTATAATTCTTGGTGAATCTGATTCTAATAATGCTATAACATTACGACCAATGGAGGTATCAGCTTCAAATATCTTTCTAGCCGCTTGTTTAACATCTTCATCCATATAATGATTTGCATACGCAAGTCTAACTAAATGATTCTCAATATCCTGAGTAACTGATTTACCCCAAAATCTCTGCGGTCTTGTCTTGGTGAAAATTAGTTGGTCGTATATTTCAAGACCATAGTCATCATCATACTGTAAAAATTTATCGTGCCCTTGAGTAAAGGTCATTATCTTTCCATTAGTCAAATCGTGTAATTCAATAAGAGTAACCATGTCCTGTAAATCAGATGCCCTGAATTGGGTCTGCATGTGCTTTGGAAGCTCTTCTAGTGAAGACAGGTTTGATTTAAGATTTGCTGTATTCTCGTATATATTACTATCTTTTACCTCGTCAACTGGCTTAATTATTTCTTCAGCAAACCACCGCTTCTCTTTCCATGAAGAATATCTATGATCCCATAGAGAATTCATAGGACTAACTCTTTGCGACATCGGCATTTCGTTACTGATAGTAAACTGCGATAGATTATACTTTGAAACTTCGACATCGTAAAGTATGCCAGTTTTGTGAACTCCTCCACCTAGTATTAATGTGTCTAATATAATTTCACGAATAGTATCGAACATATCTAAATATTCAAATAATTTCAAAGCGTAAGTTTCATATACTAGTGCGGCTAGGGAATTACCAGATACCATGTCGTCAACATCGAATACAGGAAAGTTAAAGTCTATCTTCGGAAGAATATTATTTATGATTGGGTCTAGTTCATTTATAACTACTGGCTTATCTTTATTCGTTAATGGATTGACAGACATGAACTTCTGATTACCCCAAAGGTTACCATCATAGATTTCTTCCCAATATTTCCAGTGCGATATAAATGGTTTTCTATATTCCCTTGAAATCTTTATAGTTTTCTTCCATTCTTCTAGTTGTTCTTTCTTACTTTTAATAGCCACTTATATCACCGCCTTTTAACTTCAAAGTGAACATGCAATACAGTTGAGGAGGTTCCTTTAGTTGCCTTTACCCTAGCATACCAATCACCAGCAACGACAGTATCAGGAACGGTGAACGCATATTTATAATGACCAGTAGACTCTTTAACTAGTTTGGAAGAGTCATAAGCCACTCGTCTAGAGTTCCTGCAATCGTATATCTCTACAGTGTGTGAATCTGGGTCATAAAGAGTTTCCGTTTCAAAATCCCTAATATCCCATTCAACAATGCAAGTCTGACTTGGAAATACGTGCATTTCAGCACCTCCGTAGAAATGAATACCGGTTACAATATATTCGGGATATATTTCAGCGTTGTCAAAATAAACAATTTCGGAAAATAGAGTGGATGGTGATTCAGTAATGTCAATTACTTCAGTAATATTTTTACCAATCGTCTTTACAATTTCATCAGTTAATGCTATGTTATCTTGGAATATTAAAGTGTTGCCAGTGAATACTGTTATTATAAGACCTATTACATCGCCTTTTGGTGCATACACAATCTTCTCTATAACTTCGGACAATCTTTCCTGCTCGTTAATATATAGCCAATACTCACCTAATCCATTATACTTTAGCAATCTTAGATGTTGCCATAATTCAAACCAACTACGCACAGGTCTTGCAAACAACTTGGCAACTGAGTCTGATAAAGAAAGCGCAGACTCGAAAAATCTTAAATGACCTGATGTAAGGATTGCCAAGAACTCTGAAAGATTAAACGAATCACTTACGTATTTCTGTATTCCCTTTATATTATAATCAGTTAGATAGAAGTAATCAAATACTGCAAGTGGTTTGGTATTTAGACCATGAAAACTATCAATAACATTGACATAGTCTACTATATACTTTGTTACTCTTTTACCGATTGTATCTAGTAAAGGGATGACATCATTAGGATATGGATAATCACCGAGTATCCTAACTACATCAGCGTTATCGTTAAGGATAATATTGTCTATATAAGATGGCGACCAAGAAGTATTAAGAGATGATAAAGATGCTAATGATAGAGATTCATTAATTGGTTTTGAAGGACTCTTGGATGATAATTCTGATAATGACAATGACTCCACTGGGGAAAGTGTATGAATTACTGCAAATGGCGTATTAGTTCCAGCGAATATCATGTGCTTATTTGATAGACCATATAATAAAAAAGCACCATTCGTTCCAGAAGCACGAGCACCTACTTTATCAGTAGAGTTTGCCGCAGAATCAGTAAACGCAATGCCCTGCACTCCAAATGTGCCCCATACATATAATCCACTAGCATTGGTGTCATCCCATAACTCCGAATAATACCCACTAATTACTTCGGTGGACGACCACTGCGCCCCAGCAACGGCATATATAGTTGTAGGATTTACATTAAATACAGCACCGCTTTTATAGTAACCGTTAAGTAGAAACTTAACATCTGTATGAGCTATATACCCTTCAAAAATCTCATCTTCATCCACCCCAATAGTAAATGAGCCTTGACTTTTTAGGGAAGCGCCAGAAAGTGGCGGATCTGTTGTCGATCCATTTGGTCTAACTTTAAAGTTATCTGTGCCGGCGACTGACCATATTTGAAGTATAGCCGCTATAGCTACCTCTGTTGTATGTGCCGATATATCAATATCTTGATATGATCCAGTGGTGCCTAAAGATATACTCACTCCATTAACAAACATATCTACTTCATCTTCGACATACCCAAGAAGATATATTTTGAAAGTATTGTTCTCTAGTTTAGCCTCGAAACATTTATCCCCATCAATACCTATTGTCATCCATAAAGTGCTTCTTCCGACTGTATCAATATATATTGCATCAGTAGACCCTTTACATCTAATATCCCAAGAATACAGACTCGATGTTGATTGAGAGCATCCTGCAAGTATAACACCCCTTGCGTCTGCAGATACATATGCAGACACGTCTATAGTCTGATACGACCCATATGCGGCAGGAATTAACTCTATTACATCAGCACCCTGTAAAAGGACGGTAGCCATTTATACAATCACCTTTATAACTCTTTCTCTTAGTTTGCCAAGAGTCTCTTCATCTATATAAAATAATTCCGAATTACCACTCTTCTCATTTTCATCTAACAACGCTAATTGCATCTGGTCATACAAATCGTTACATAGTTCATTGTAAAGGGCTTCGCTTTTCTCTTTGGTGGAGAGCACATCAAACTTCTGGAACTTATAACTATCCCCATACTTCCAAAACACACGATACGCATATTGCAGTTCAGCTAGTAACATTGTGTATTTCGGCTCAACACTTCTACGAATACCCTCATGCTGTATTTTATCGTAGTTTATTCTGCCAATATAGTCTTTTATATATTGCTCTTTTGGGTTTTCACCAGAAAGAACTAATTTCCTAGCATCATCTGATTTCATGTTTAGCTAGCTCCGCATGTTAAAGTCCATGTTATTACCAGTGAATCAGATGCACCCTTGTTGATTACACTGAAGTCGGTATAAGTCATCATTGTTCCAGCAGATGCGTCGTTGAATACCCCAGCCTCTACCAATGCACCAGTGCCTGTTCCAGCTGGGAATGTAGCCACCCATACTACATCATTGTCGGATGCCCCAGTTCCCTGGGTTGTAGAGTCCAATGCAACACGGGCAAGTTCTGTTTCAAGAGTAGTTGATGCTGTTGATTTTCCACCTGTTGCAGTTCCAACCGCCATGTGTGTGGGAAGGGCAACACCTCTGTCAGACATAGCATCTGCCACCAAAGCATCGCCAAGCACTGTTACTGCGTTCTTCTGGTGTCTTTCGTCTTTCAGGTTACCATACTTATCAAAGAGTAAAGCATGAACCCAACCTTCGAGAGGGAATTTAGACCGCAGTCCTTTATTGAAACCTAATACCGCTAAATCTCTTACGCCTACATTACTGTTTGCCATTTCTATTCCTTTCGCAGTATCTTCGATACTGTAATTGCAGACTGAATCCTTGACTGAATCTTAGATTCAGTCTGGCTTTCAGAATTAAATCTTGTTAAACTGCTGCACGCCTGTAATAGGGGTCTTTTTCATATCGTTGCCTTGAACCGTTTGTATCTGAAACTCTTTCCAACAAACTGAACATATCTTCTTCGCCGTCAGCAAACCGAATCGCTTCCACCCTTTCCACCGATGGCGTTAAATTACTCATACATAAATAGCGAATTACATCTGCAGGATGTTTGTATTTATCATTAGCTGGTTTCCTTATATCAGCCCCACGTTTGTCTCCCCACGAATGATACTGCATTGCCTCTATAGCCACTGGGGTTTCGGCTGAAAAGTAAAGTGAGGGATGAGGCTTCGCCAATCTTTGTTCGACAGCGTTTATTCCTATGTGAACATTGTTATCAGCTGATAAACCCATCAATCCATACTCACGCATCTCTGCGAGAAACTGGGGATCTTCGGGGTCAATATAAAGATTGCAGAGGGACGGTGCTTGTCCATTGCTTTGAGCATTGCGCCACGTAGTAAGGTTTCTATTCTCTTGGGGATTTCGGAAGGGTCTGAATGTCAGATTATAGGCTGCCAACCTTTTCTGCCATATTACGTTAGCCCTATCGATGTATTTAGTTTCCGTGTCGTAATACTCGTCAGTAATATACAAGCACCCGTCATAACCAGTAACACCTGATGCCCAATAAAACATACCAGAGTAGCCAGGGTCTATAGCTTCCCATCTGTTCCAGTTCGTGGGAGTCGAAAACGGTTTAATCACATGAGTTAGAGTATCGAACGATTTGAAGATTGCACCAGAGATTACAACGAACTGCCCTTCGTATTGCTCAGCAAATATTAAGGGATTCATCCATGACCGAATCCAGTATGGATCATCTTTGAAGTCAGGGTTTTCCCAGCTAGGCCAGATGTTGGTAAAATACATAGGGTCGTAATTTTCATGCCCTAGTATGCCTTTCTCCGTAAAGTTGAGCAGCCACCCATCTGGGTCATTAGGCGGTGCTTTACCTGCTGGTGTTCCAGAATTGAGAACCCCTCCCATTCTTGATGCTAGACGACCATGTAGTATTCTTTCATAAAGTTCTTTGGGTCGTTTAATTTGCGCCGGTTCGCAGAATACAAGTAGGTCTACTTCTTCTCCAAAGGCTGAAGTGCCCGCCCTCTCCAAAGAGATGCAGGTTACTTCACTACCCCACTCGGTCATTATCTGCATGTTACCAGACGAAGGACTGTAAACAGCTCTTGTTAATACACTGTTGACATCCCCGAACACCTCATAAAAGGCTTCGGAATGGTAGGAGTCCCATATATAGCGAAATTCCTTTTCGGTAGTATCATACGTTTGACCTACCAGCCATATTCTAGTCGGACCGATTAGTGATAAAGCAGTTGCTTCTTCACCAGAACATCTGGATTTGCCACCTCTTGTTCCAGCTATTGCAGAACGAAAACGAGCTTCCGAAAGATGTATCGGTATCTGACCTGTATGAGGTGAATAGCCTATTCTTTCAAACCATCCCCACTTAAAAGCCGCAAAGGCTTCAGCACGCTCATTAGGTGCTAGAGGTTTGGTTGTAATAGCTCGTTGTGTGTGCATCAATTCTCTTTTCTAATATTAACTATCTCATCTGGTTCATCGCCCTTATTTTTATCTACCGCATCATGTGATGGATTTAGTCTTAGTATGTTATCTGTTCCATGCTTTTCAATTACTAGTGCCCTAGCCTTTTCTGCTGCTGTTAGGGTGTTTGATAAAGCGTCAGGATTGTTTTTAATGATTTCATTCACGGATTTTGTAAAGTTAAGATTCTTGTTTTCAGTCTTTTGAACTGGTGATGCCGTCTTTGTTATAGCCATTCGACTTAAAAAGGAATAAGACGCACCTTCTGATACATCACCATCTGCTACTTGCTTTAATATAGTAGCCATGCTTAAATCACCAGCGAGTTCAGATAAAGGTTTATCGTTTGCATCAAGAGACTCTTCAGTCTTTTTTGCGATTGCATCTGCAATTCTTCCCATCTGTTCACTGTAAGGAGTTACAATATGTTCTGGGTATATCTTTTCCCAGTAAACTTTTCTTGTCATCTTAATCATCCAATTTATTAATCTATTGTAAATCGTTACACTTTGCCTTACGTAATCATTATATCATAAAGTGAATGAAATGTCAAACTTTATTTTGAGGGAATTGGAAGTGGTTCAATCTATTTATAGATTGCGTTATTTAGGATTTTTATAATATGGGAATAAAGGATATACTGTTCTATGATGGGGATTATTAGTCTATTGCCATTTTAATGCGACAGATGCTAGGGTGTGTATTATACCCGCTTGTGGCTAGATGGACGCACCGACGCTTTTGCTTTTCGGCTTGCCGATTATAGCATTATGCAAGCTGTCAAGTCTATAGAGTATGGCATTATCAATGCTTATGTGGTGCCACTATAGATTAATACATCACTTCTTAACGTCCCATATATAAGGATATACTCAATACCATATTACAATACACCATAAACGCCCAACGTTGGCATGTAAGCTCATGGAATACCATAAGCCATTGAATACACACAAAGGTTATATAAAGGCTTATATGGGCATATTCAAAGTGTGGCATATATACAAAGGATATCCGGAACCATGCATCCGGAACATGTCATAAACGATTGACGTTGACATGTAAGCTCATGGAATACCATAAGCCATTGAATACACCATTACACCATATAAAGGCTTACAAGGGCAAATTCAAACGCTTGCATATCTCAAAGTATAATCCAATACCATATCATACAATACACCACAAACGATTGACGTTGACATGTAATGGCATACTTTGGCACGTGTTCATGTATGCACGTATATCAAACGTAAAGCTTACAAGGGCAAATTGGATGGTCTTTTGTTGAAATCGTGTTACCAATTCTTATACTTAACACTTGTGAAGTATATCGTGGAACAATTTCACCGTGGAACAAAGTGTATCTTTTTTACCACAGAGGTGTGTCAATATGACACATGGGGTGTGCCATTTTGTCGCCACACTTCGCAAAGGAAATGTATGACCAATAACGCAAGATTTTATAAATCTATATATATATAAATAAATAAATAAGAAGTTGTATTATTGTCTTACTTAATTATATTGAGTCCACTAGTGCCAAAATGGCACATGGGTGTGTCAAATTGACACACCATTTTCTCACTATTGGGAAATTTTTCATAGCAATAATCATGCCAACCTTGCAAATCCTTTATTGACGCCATTCTACAAGGTTTTGAAAAATTCTCATTTTTGAGAATCATGTTCCAGAATGATACACTTTACCACAGCAATAATCATACCAACTTTACTCAATCGTTGTCAATCGTTTATTCATGCGGATTCACATGATTTTGAAATAAATCAATATATTTGTATATTAATGTATTATTTCCCTTGACATTGGCATTATTTTATGGTATAATTATGGCATCAACCAATTTATGGTTCAACCGGTTCTAAACTATTCAATTAAAGGAGTATTACAATGGACTACAAAGCAATTACAGACCAAGTTAAATCAATTGTTAAAACTGATGAGCCAAAAGCACTTTCACTTTTGGAATTACTTAACAACGGTGATAATGAGAAAGCAAACGCCCAACTATCCGAGATCAAGGCAGAAATATCACTTGACGCAAAGAAAGAGCAGGCACTGAGTCTGTCTAAATCATATTTAGACATACTTCGGACAACGATTGAAAGTTTACCGCTTCCTGAAACTTTGCAGGAATATTCAAGGGTATCGTTGAATATTACGCTGATGAGAAAAACGACCAAAGATAAAGAGACACAGATTGAGACAACGGTTGAATCATGGACGCCGTCAGTAGTCATAAATCCCAAAGGTGATAAGATGAAAGCGGACAAAGTTTCCACTTCAAACGGTTCATCCGATGCACCGGATGGTATATCATGGAACCAATTTGTGAAAGACACTGCTCCTCAAACATTTCAAAAGTATGAGGGTAAAAGTGTCAATATGCGAGAAGTGGCAAAGCGTTTGCTCAAGGTTGGATATTATAATGACAATTTTGAAGTGATCGGTGATAACGAGCCTGAGTAAGACATAATCACTTTATAACTTCTTTTGGCATCAAGTCTACGGATTTGATGCCATTTTTTATGAGAACATTTATATCGACATAATCTTCGATTATGTCGTGTCGGACTTTATAATTGCAACACTTTATTAATGTATCAATTCATAGCTCGATAGCTTCTGCTGTCGGGCTTTTTCTATTAGTGAAAGAACAATTCAAATATCTTCAACTATAGTCCACACTCACACTTTTTGTAGATTAACTAATCTACAATTTGTGTCGAGCATATCGGACTGAAAGGAACTTTACAATGGATAAAAAAACAATGCAGAATCTTTCAAGTTCTACCATGGCAAGCATAATCGAAGACTTGTCTACTACTCTCAATTTTAGAGAAGCAGAGGTAGAAACTCTTCAAAATTATTGTGAATCAGAAATTGAACAGCTCCGAACAGACCACACCTACAACATTCAAAAACTCCATAAAGAGTATTGCGAAACTATAACAATACTAAAAGATAATCAGGACGAGGAGAGAGAACTCCATAAATGTCTAATAAAAGATTTAGAAGAGAAAAGAGGTCTGGATATTCACAATGCCGAGTATAGCCTGTGCAAAGGGTTTGAAACTCAAATAGTCAACACAATGACTATAATTCTTGAGGGAACTGACTATTCTGACGGAATCTCTGATTCCGTCGGGTCGGATTCTCAAAGAGAATCCAGAAATCTCGAATCTCACGCCTACAAGTCTTTACTTTATCTTGTAGAGGTTATGGACACACAGCTTATCTCTATGAACATAACCAACAACTTTCAGGGTCGCATTATGAATAGTATAAAAGAAATACTGTCTGTGAGCAAAAAATGAAAACTCTGAAACCAAAAATAAACTTAACGAACACGACCCTTTATAATTCATCGCATCTGGTCGGACTTCTGTCCGACCTTTCTCTATTCCAGTCAGACATTTCCGATGAAGATATAGACGGTTTGCGGCTTCAGGTTAAATACTGCCAAAACCGAAAAGGCTGGACGTTGAAAACTGAAATGCCCTATGGTAGAGCATACTTAAACGAAAAAGAAATGTTCCTCTATCTACCGCATCCCTGTTCTACCTTTAATAAGCCTTTACTTGTTCAGCTATTCTACCATGAATTGTTGCACACTAAGGGGCTTCAACATTATCAAATGAACCTAGTCCAGCATTGCAAAGATGGCTACGATCAGTTCTTCTGGGCTAATTCCTACCCTTTACATTTTGGGCGCAAAACTCCATCAGGTGATTACACTGCTGACTATTACGATGTGGCTCTTATAAGCTATAGTGTGCCAAAAAGTATAACTAATTCTATCGAAATAAACATGATGGAGTATATGGTTAGAAACCTTGCGCCATTGATAGGCTATGATGTAAACCTGCAGTATATGACTGCTTCTATTGACCCACGCAAGTCCACTTTGTCCAACGGACACTGGCAACATCAGGCTGTTGAAGAGCATCGGACTTTCAACAGCATCTACGAGATGTATGTGTTTTTCTTAACTAAAATCTATAGCTCTACTACTGAGGAGGCTGAAGTATAATGGGCGACAAAAAGAACATTTCTTTGAAATGTCCTGTCGACGGAATTAGAGATTCCGTCTATCTACTTATAAGTCATAACAAACTGAGAGCAGAGCTAATGGCTCTTGCTTTAAGAATCTGGATAACCGACTCAAATGAAACTGGTGCAATCTCAAAAGCTATAGACTTAATACTAAGCAAGTATATCATTGCTGAGAGGGAGAAATAGACATGCCGGCATATCTTGAAAAAGCTATAATCGAAGAGCTACCCAGCGATCTGAAACTTATAACCAACAGTCGTGAATTCGACGAGGTAATAGATGCCATAGGTCTAACCGATGACGAGGATATAGAAGGTATGGGTGGACTGATGGTAAAATTGGACAGCATTGGCTTTCCTGAAGAAGTCTGGGGATTCTTTGGTTCAGTTCCCTATAACCATAAGGGTTGCTGGTGCTTATTCAGCATAACCGAGGAGTTTGTGAAGTGAATCTCTACTCAGATGGAATTTTAATTCCATCAGATATAGCCCTTGTCGACATAATATTCGATTATGTCGTGCTGACGGAATTAGAAATTCCGTCTACGTTGTTTTAGCCTTTAAGTATCTATAATCCCCCATTTTTTTACAGCCCGACAGTGAATACTGTTCGGGCTTTTTCAGCTGTAAAATCAACTCAACAACAAAGTTGTGAGTCTAAATTCAAAACAACCTACCAAAGGAGTTAAAGATGTCTAATGCAAAAAGCACTATTGAATCCTCGATACTGGATGGACTTACAGGAAATGTTAAAGTAGCTATAGCAATAAGACCTGATGATATTGCAGAACTAGCCATTAAAGACGTAATTGATGCTATGTTTCATAGTTCTGTTCGATGGTCTGTAATACAATATGCAAAGGAGCTAGAATTATGCACCAAAGAGATGTAGACCCAGCTATTATTTGCCGTAAGCACTTAATCGCAGAACACGCTGAAATACACATGTTTGTTGGGACTATTGAAGTCAAAAAGCAGTTGGACGGTTATGCTACTGGTAACTGCTTGGACATTTCAAAGTTAAAGCATAGACATGATGTGCTAGCGGCTGAGATGCTTAAGCGAAACTACCAACACTACTCACCTTTACCACAAGGAAGAATTAATGAACTAGACCTGTCCTACTTACCCGAGTGGGTAGTCGAAACTACCATTGACGCTGACGTAAGTCTATTTCAGTTACTTAACTGTAAAGAGTGCTGCGAACTCTATTACTTGAAGGAGAATTCAAATGAAAGATAAACCTATTTCTATAAACCCAAAACATGCACCAAAACCTGAGCCTCAAATATCTTTAACAGACGCTTCATCCGTAGCTGTTGAGTGCTTGCTTCAAGCACTGGATGAGTCAGAAAACGAAGCGATTATAGAGCTAAGAACAAGTTTCAAAGTAAAATTCTATTCGGCTCTTATTGCAAACACCCGAATGACTATGGATGCTGGATTTCAAACAGGCAATAAACAATTAATGCAAATAGCATCAGCTCAAGCAGACGGACTAATGAAGAGAATTATTGCTGAGGGACTCTTCGAGCTTATTGACCTAGAAATAATGAACGTGCTATCGTCTATGGGGGCAAAAAGTAATTAAGACACTAAATTTGGCAGAATCATAAATTCTGCCTATAAAAAGTGTCTGATTGATATAGTCTGACAGTATTTTAATACTGTCGACACGACAGTTCTTTGAACTGTCGATATCGGAGATTAAATCAATGAAAAACTTATCTGACCAGGAACTCAGCATCCTTTATCGTTCACACATGGAATACTATAAGGCATCTGTAGAACAGATGAAACTCATTTCAACCGAACAAAGAGTGAGGACATTAGAAGCTAGAAGGCATAGGGCAAAAGAGTATTATGCTAAATGCCAAGCAGACCTTAATGTTTTAATGAATAGTTATATATTTCAAAAGAGAAGAGATAGAGACGAAACACGTGAAGCTCGTAGGGCTAAAAAATCTAGCAAAAGAATAGGAGGCTAATTATCGACTGTATCTGTGCAGTATCTATGATACTGTGATTGCAGACTGAATTTTCAATTCAGTCAATCTTTGATACTGTCGTGTCGACACCTGAAAGGAGTCAGACCAATGCCTTTAGTAATTGACCGAAAAGAAACTGGAAAGATGCCAGCTATAGGCATAAGAGGCTATCTCAACTTTAATGACGAATATCAAATCCAGCATTTAGGGGCAGTCTTTCGTTCTAAGAATCGCAAGAACTTTATGGAGGGCGAGGACTTCAGCTGGAGGAATAAACATCATTATGAGATGCCATTACCCATAGCCAAAAGGCTCTTTTTTCCGAATGGCACAACAGTTCCTCCAGATTTCATGACCGCTAATAGCTGGCAGGATAAAGTCGAACCTGACAACCTTTATGAAGATGATGAAAGTCAGTGGGCTAAAGATACACGACTTAGACTACAGAATTTCAGGGTAACTAAAGAAGCACTAGATATGATAACCGACTTTGAAACCTTCGAAGAGTCTATGCTTTTAATCAAGGCTAACGATGAATTCTTTATAGACTGCATACTCCAAGAAGCTGGAATAGAAGAGGACTGGTTTAATCGAAAACCCAAGATACACCAAAAAGCAGGTCTAGCTTTCTTTCTTCTATGTCTAAAACATGGATGGGGTCATATATGCCTGTTTGATGAAATGAGAACTGGAAAGACCAAGCAAGCGATAGATATATCAACCCACCTATTACAGAATGAAATGGTGAAGTCTGCATTGGTTATAGTTCCTAATACTATAAAGAGGGTATGGCGTGAAGAAGTAAGACTGGACTCGCCGTTATACGGTAGCTTTCTACAAATAGTAGAGGGAACTAAAGCAAAGAAGAGGGCAAGCTGGAATCAGAGGGCTTTCTTCTACGTTGTAAACTATGAAGGTGCAAGGGCTGATTCCGAAGAACTTTATAAGTGGGAAGAATCAGTAGGAAATGACTACATACTAATATGCGATGAAGCTCATAAACTGAAGAATCCCAATTCTCAGCAGTCTGAAGTAATCCGAAAGCTCAATCCCAAGTATTCTATTCTACTTACAGGAACTCCTGTATCCAACAGACCAGAAGATATATGGAGTATGACCGACTTTGTATCACCTGCTTTATTAGGTAAATCAATAGAAGATTTCTATGAAAGATTCGCCGATAGAGGTGGCTACAATGGTAAAGCTATATCAGGCTATCATGACCTAGACGAGATTAAATACCGCATAGAAAGAATATCTATGCGTAGGTTACGAAAAGATGTAGTATTCGATAAAGTTATGCGCCAATCCAGACTTGGAACTATGGGTAAGAAGCAATCTGAAGCATATGAAAAGATGAGAGATGAGTTGTGGGCTGAACTAACCAATGAAGATTTGGAATGGACTAGCGTTACAGCACGTAACAAGCTGGTTCAGATTATGCGTCTGCAACAGATAACTTCTGGTTTTTTATCTTCAGTAGCTGGCGATGCCGTTTGGTTTGATGATGCAGATAACTGGAAATTCAAAGAACTCGATGACTTTATAGATGAGTATTTGGATGATATAGGTGGCAAACTAGTTATATGGTCAAGATTTGTAGCACCCATAACCCGGCTGACTGAACGATATGAAAAGTATGGAGCTACCTGTATCTATGGTGCTGTCTCAACTGATGAACGCTTTGAGAGGATGCACCGATTTCAGACAGATACTGACACCCAAATAATGGTAGCGCAAATACAATCAGCGGGGCTTGGTCTAGGATTCCAACCTGCAACCTTTGAAATCTTCATTGACAAATGGTGGAGTCCAGCTGCAAACAAACAAGCCGAAGATAGAATTGTTGGAATACAAAATCCTGTTCCAGTTACAGTTATAAGTCTTATAACCGAAGAGACTATTGATGAAAGACTCGAAACTATACTAGAACAAAAGATGGATTGGGCTAGGTCTATTACAGGCGATACTAACGAAGATATACATCTACCTGTATTGGATAAGAACACCCTATTCTATCTTTTAGCCAAGCCATCTGAGGCTGACAGATACAGAGCTTGAAAAGCTCTGCAGACACTGCATCTATGATGCGGAGGGTATAAGGCATGAGCACTAAAGACGATATGGAAAAAGGACTCGAAGCATTAGATAAACTACAAAAAGAGTTATCTAAAGAGATGAACAAATCTCTATTCAAGGAGGGCAGGGATAAAGCCGTAGAGGATATCGAAGAAAAGGTAGCTGAAATTATAAATTTCAGCAGTGTCGACAGAATCAAAGATTCTGACGAAATAGAGAAGAGTGTGTTTTCTAGCGGTAGATTTGAAGTAAAATTAATTACTAATGAACCCGCCTATTATCCAATAGAAATAATAGATAATAGCGGAGCTCCGTTTCGCAAACCAGTTCAGATAAACATGCGTATTTCAGACGCTGAGGAGCTAATATTAAAACTGCAAAAAGCAGTAATGGATGGCAAGTTTCTAGCTAAGCTAGATTCTAAACAAATGGAGGAGCTATGATGGGATTTGATGCTGCAGCTAAAGAACTAGATGAAATGTCTAGGGAATTTCTTAAAATCTATGACGAATACCTAGAACTAGAGTTGAGAACTAAACAAGTTAAAGAGATGATGGGTATGAAGAAAGAGGAAATCATATCAGCTATGAATACTTTGGGGATGACATCTAGAGACATAGATGGTGCTAAACTAGTAAAGTGTTCTTCGACCCATCCATCGGTAAGAAACTTCAAGGCTTTAGAGAACTACATCAGGGATGTTCTTAATGAGCCTATATCGGCTTATCAAACTACATCTTTTGATAGAAAAGCCCTTAAGCAAATGGTAGACAATGCTATGAAAGATAGCGTAAGTCAAAATGTTCCTATATCCGAGTTACTACCTGACGGCTTGGATATAAGCATGACCACGTATCTACAAGTCAGGGGCTACAAAAAGTCAGGCAATTCGCCTGATGATGAAGCACCGTTTTAATTCAATTCAAAGAGGAGTAATTCAAAATGACAACTTCAAACGTTCCTGTTTCAGTAAACGACCAAGAACTAGACGACATTCTAGATTCTGGTTCACAAAACTCGTTCAATCCTGTAATGGTTACTGTTGGAATCGTCCATCAATCTGGTAAGTTTTCAATCGAGGGTATGCCAGACCAAGCAAGGCTATCGGCTGTTATAATTGCTGGTAGGAAAACAAGGGTCGAATTTCCAAAGTATGAAAAGCATATCCAGCATGGCTCTCTAACTGGCGATGACTTGAATAACGAAATAACTGTCTTTACAAAGAAGCGTCCATTCTGTTCATCAGAAGATGGGGTCAATGGTAAACTTGCTGATGTTGATTGGGATGAAGCTGAATCAAGTAAAGCAAAAGATGCTATTAAAATCATCAAAGGCAAGATAGCGGAGGGCGGTCTGAAATGCGCCATGTGCCCACTAGCCAAGTGGGGTAGCGTAGAGTTCTTTGGTTCTAATGGTAGAGGAATGGCTTGCAAAGAAATGCGTAAGCTACTCCTTTATAGAGGCACACCAATTCCTATGATACTGAACGTTCCCACAAGCTCTATAAGGGCATGGGATCAGTATTGCTCATCACTTTCAGTTGCCAACAAACAATACACCAAAGTCCATACAGAGCTTGCACTGGACATAATCGAAAGGAGTCAGACCAAATATAGCGTAATGACCTTTGCGTATCTCAGGGATATAGAGCCTGAATTGAAACAAGAACTGATGCAACCAGTCATCGATGCTAATGGTATTGAAATGCCTCTAGCAAAGGCTATAATTAATATGTTCTTAGGAACTGGTGTTAGCTTGGAGGACTACATTGGAGATGCCGATGAAAAACCTGCGGATGATAAGTTTTAAACTTGATGTAGAAGACCGTAAGATTCTGTATATACTAGTAGTATTCGCTATAGTCTGTTGTATCGGGATGGGTATTACTGCAAAATATGCTTACGTGGAGGGAGGTGATAAGATGGCAACAAGAGTATGGGTAGACTACGATGTTCAACCAGATGGAACATTCAAAAAAGCTATTCCTATTGATGAGATTCATCGAATTGAGATATGGGAATACAATAGTGTATCTTTTGAGATTCACATGTATCAGTCTGGAGAAACTGATGACTACGAAGTCTACGATGTCGGTGCTGATAATGATGATGGCGAAACATTCAGCACTTTAGCTTTGGCACAGGCAGCTGTGGCAGTATTGGAAGCCCTTTAGGCTTCCAACTGGATTATAGTTTCTATAATCCTTAATTCAAGCACTCTAAACGAAATCTTGACTGAATTTTTAATTCAGTCCGCAACCACAGTTTTTGTAGTCAGGTGGATTGTAAATCCACTAGACTACATTCACTGCGAAAGGAAAGCATTATGTCAAGACCAGAACCTACAGTGGCTCCAAAAGAGTCGACTAGTAGTTATTTAGAACAACTCGACTTCTGCACTAAGAAGTTGATAACACTTCGTAACACACTTAGCCCTGTTCTTACGGATGAGTCAAACATGGTAGAGAAGGAGGAGGATATTAGAGTAAGAACCAAAATGGAGCATCAGATTATTGTGCTCGAAACTATAATTGACGATATAAACAATCGTCTAGTCATTTAACAGAAAGGAATAGCGTTCCATTTATATCGACATTAGTTCCTAGTGTCGTGTCAGAATATCTGGAAGATATTCCAGACTATGTAGTTGAATAAGCAAGAAGATGCTCGGGTCGCACTACTAATTTTTAAGTATCTATTCTAGGGATAGGTTGTAATCGACATTAGTTCCTAATGTCGTGTCAGAATATCGAAGATATTCCAGACGATACTTTTATTTTTCCTATTAAGTAGTGCGACTCTATTTTAGGAGATTGAAATGAAATATAAAATTCCGAGTGGGATGGATTACGAATTACAAAATATAATAGATGACATAGACAAGAGACTTACCGACAATCGTGAATTTGCTAAAGATATTGCTATAAATATTGGCGAAGATATGAAAACTCTTAATAATCTATGGACGAAGTTTGCTGTTAAACTAACACCTGAAACGTGTGCAATTTTATCTGGTATATCGGCATGGAGTGATACGCCGAAGACTGGCACACCTGTATGGGCATATCCACTATTCTTTTTTGACATAGAGCCTCCGCATGGTATTCTTAATATAAAACACCTTTATGGAAATCCAATAGATTACTATGAAGATGGGGAAATCAATGAAGCTAAATGGCGTGAAGCTATATTGGTTACGATAGAAACTGGATGGGCAATGCAACTGTCGTTTGCTAATATGCATACTAATAAAATAACATGCCATAAATTAATCGCACCGTTAATAGAACACATCTTCAAAGAGCATATCAAAACTGGTATGATTAAAAATTATGGTGGGTGCTATAATCTTCGACCAAAGAGTAGTAACAAGAAAGAACTTTCCGTTCATAGCTATGGGGCAGGATTTGATTTCAACGTTGGACTAAAACAAAACATGGATTTAGTAGCGGTAATGAAAGAGCATAAATTTCTATGGGGTGGGGACTGGTCAATAAGAACTGATCCAATGCACTTTCAATACTGCACTGGATACTGATGGAATTGGAAATCCCATCAACCAGACTGTATCATAGATACAGTCTTTATTAAGGAGAACTATAATGAATGTATTAGTTATAGGCGATCTCGCCTTAGACGTTAATAGCTTCGGCAAGTATTCGGGCTACTCAAGAGAACTGGAGGGCTTGCCTGTATTTCATGTAACGCACCAAACCTTTAACGGAGGTGGGGCTGCTAATCTAGCAGGAAATCTAGCAAGTTTGGGGAATAAAGTCCATGTCGTTGGACTTCTAGGCGATGAACTATATGGTATGCGCTTAAGAAGATGGTTTGATAGTATGGGTATATACACTGGATATACCATACGTTCTAACTCAACCCAAGTGTATGGGAAATATTGGTTATACCATCAGCACTTACTTAGAATAGATATTGATGCGGATTTTGCCAAACTAGATGATGAGATTGATGAAGATATGAAAGCTATAAAACTTAATATTGATGCCATACTAGCGCACTCATCTAGCATTAAAAAACCTATAGACTGCATTATTGTAGCAGACTATAATGAGCTGGGTTATGATACAGTTGTAACTCCAGAGTTAGTTGAGTTTGTTAGTCATAAGCCATGCCTGAAAATAGGAACATCACGAACAAAACCTGAGATGTTCAGTGGTTTCGATTATGTAGTTGGAAACCATGAGGAGCTGGAAGAGCCGCTAACTTATAACAACCTGTTGGACAATAACTCATTTGTAATTGAAACCAGAGGAATCAAGGGTGCGATACTAAAATCGAAAGGTTATGCAGAGATAATTGAAACCACTCCAGCTGAACCACCTATAGATCCATGCGGCTGTGGTGATACATTTCTTGCAGTGTTTGCTACTTCTATATGCAGCGGGGATAAAGAAACTGTTGCTATAAAATGCGCAAACGCTGGTGCAAGATGGACTTCAACACAGATTGGAACTACAGGTTACCCAACGATTGAACAGGTTGAGATTGAGTATAAGGAGGTATATGCGAATGAATGAAGCGTGCTGTATATGCAAAAAAGAAATAAAACCGATGGAGTTCAGAAGATTGGTATATGATAAAAATTATAATACGCTTTACGTTCACGAAGAAAATTGCTATGATGTATGGAAAAACAATATAGTAATAAATATTATACGCAAACAAAGTTATTAGGATTTATAACCGAAGATGAGGAGAGAATTGAAATGATAGACATTAAAGCTATAAACCTTGTGCTGGCTCAAGGCAATAAACTAACAATCGAAACATTCAAACAATTAGATGGTGCAGTTGTTCACTTAGAACTAAAGTGGTATGGCAAAATGATAATGAATGGTGATGCAACTATCTGGCACATCGTTGACAACGATACTGCCTTTGGCGAGATTACAGATGAGGATGATGGTAATGTATTCAGAGGTGCTATAGCACGAACTACCATTGATAAAATAATAAGTGTTCCGCAAACGACTGCTCAAATAGTTCCGATGCCTGATGACTATGCTTTTCTTGAGAAAACAAATAACGAACTAAACAAAGAAAACGAATCATTGATAACAAAACTTAACGAAGCTAATAAAGAGAATGAATCACTAAGGAAAAAATTCAATGCTCATGTAATGTCTGTTAACTCTATTGAGGCGTATGCGAAACTTATAATAGAAGAAATACAAAGATGGAGAAGGCTATGAAACAAGAATCTGTTAACAGTATCAAAGATACAGCCAACTACGATTGGATAGTAGAATCTGATACTCGTGCATGGCACGAAAGTTACTATGCAGCACAAGCCCTTAGAGACCACCAAGCTAAGGGCATCCCCAATTTGTATTTGAAAATTCTAGAGCATATGAAGTCTAGGTATGGTATAAGAACTGACAAGCATATTATACTAGATCCTATGTGCGGGATTGGAACTACTTTAATAATTTCAAACCTTAATCAGATGGAGAGTATCGGGATTGAACTAGAAGATAAATACTTTAATGATATGGTAGGGTATGACTATACTTTCAATGGAATCGATATGGGCAATGATAGTTTATTTGCTGTAAGCGATATTGAAATGAAACAGCACATAGAAGGAAACCTCGAACGTTTTGCAAAGGTTACAGGTAGGTTACAGGATGGCGTTCCTATGTATTGCAAATTAGTTGGCGAAAATGAAATTGAGTATTTGAATACACCAGCTTATTACTACGGAGGTAGTCATCCAATAACTATCTTTAATCATGACTCTACAAAGCCATTCGACAAACTCATTCGAGACTACATCAGTCTTGAAAGTAAAGTGCCGATAGTAATTACATCACCGCCATACACCAGAATAACCGAACATGATGAAAAGCAAATAGCATCTCTACCTAAAGAAAAGATGCACCATCATAAACCAGCAGGTTATGAGAATCCTAACAACATAGCCATGAAAATGCCTCACGAATATAGAATGGCTATGGGCGAAGTGTATCAAAACGTCTATGATTTTGGAGTTGAGCTGTGTGTAATAGTTACAAGAGATTTCATAGACAAAGGTAAAGTGTTTGCACTATGGGCATGGAATAAAGAACGTCTAGAGTGGCAACACAAGTATGAATTGATAGAACATATCAAGGCTAAGATACCAGACATGAGCTTGTTTAAGTCAATGAACTACAACAGGTTTCACAAAGCAAAGGGACTACCGTTGATAGATTGGGAAGATATTTGTATTTATAAAAGGAGGTAATGATGGAAAACTTTTGGATTAATGAATTTCGTAGCAAGTATGGTAATAAAGATTTTATAGATGGGATAACATCAGCAATGGAAATGTATGCTGTGTGGCGCAATGGAAAGCGATATATAGGAGTTATGGAACAGCCGCTTGATGAGGCAATTCACGAAGTTAGAGAACAGTTAGGTCGTTATGATAATTCTATAGAAGGAGGTGAATAAGATGTTAAAAACTAGACAAGAAGAAGAAAAAGCTGTATGGCTACCCGAGTCTTTAATGGCTAAGATAACTCTAATAGCTAAAGTGAAAGAGGGTATATCCATCAAGGACTACATCAAGAAGGTGATGGAAGAACACGTAGAGCAGTATGCAGAGATATTCGACATGATGGGATTAGACGATAACAAAGCCGAAACTATTAAAGATAGTTCCGTGTCAACAGAATCGAAGATTCTGTCAAACAATGGCGGAGAATAATAATGTATAGAGAAGTGCATGGATTCAAGAATGGGAAACCGTTGCCCAGATGGAAGCGCATTTCCACTGAAGATATAGATTATTGGAGAAAGGAGAACCAAGAACTAGATACACTTCTTTATACGATCCAGCAATTTGATGACCCAAAACAGGCAGATGGTGAGTCGCATATAGCACCTTTATACTTTGACTTAGATTGCAAAGAGGATGTGGGTAAAGCCTTAGAAGATTGCAAAACGTTAGTGGAATACTTTATAGCTAAGTATGAAGTATCGCCACTGGTTTGGTTTAGTGGAAGCAAAGGATTTCATGTTGAGATAGCACACGAATACTTTAATACTGTTCCGCACCCGAAGCTAACATACCATTGGAGATACTTGGCTGAATACTTTATGGAGGAACTGCATCTAAATACTATAGATTTAGGCGTATATACAATACCTAGAATGTGGAGAATTCCCAATACTAAAAATCCAAAGTCATCATTATATAAAATACCTATAGGAATTGGGGAACTCAGAGCATTAGATATTGATGGTATAAAAGCTCTTGCTAAAAATCCAAGAGAGATGGATGAGATAGTAGAGGAAGTGCCTACTTCTATTGCCGAACTTGAAAGACTTTATAGTCAAGCGGTAGATAAGTATTCCGAATCTACTAAAGCCGACCTAACCTTTGTGGAAGCTAACCCAACAGAGTTTAACGATAACTTGCCGCCATGTATTCAGTATCTGTTCGATAACAAGGGCGTGGTAAAGTTAGGGTTTAGGAACAGAACGTCAATGGTGTTGGCTTCTTATTATAAAGATGCCGCAGTTCCAATAGAGCATGCGGCTGGATTCATGAATGAGTGGGTAAAAGTAATACCAGAAGTTTCAATCATGACAACTATGGAGGGATACAATCTTAGAAAGACTGCGGCACTTGCTGTATTAAAGTCTGTTTACTCCAATCCAAAGTATCACTTTACTTGCGGTAGTATATTAGCATGTGGTGTTCCCAATACTTTATGTGTTGGGTGTAAATCAATAGGTATTATAGCCGAAGAAGTAATGTTTGAAGATTACAGTAAGGCTGAGAATATAAGCAAGTATATATCAGTAGAAGCGGATGCTATTGGTAAAGATGAAAAGGAATTAATAGTTCCAAAGTCCATATCGGCATCATGTTTGGCTGACCCAAATAGAAACAGCTGTCTAACTTGCCCAATGTCTATGTATTACAATCCAAAGTCTATGACAAATGAAAGGACAATAACTATTGATTCTAAAAATCCAGCGATACTTGAAATTGTCGATGCTACTGCGGGTCATATAAACATAGTAATTCAAAAGATGTTTGGAGTTCAAAGCAAGCGGTGTGATATGTTTAGATATAACGTTGAATATGCCAATGCTCAGTATGTTCATCTAACTAATACCATCAACCAAGACTTTAGAATTGAAACCCAGCCCAAGAGAGCAAAGGCGGTGATACTATTTCATGGACTTGAATTAAACAGAAGCTATAAGTTCTTCGGTAGGGTATATCAGAATCCAAGAAGCAGAGCTGCTACGCTTGTCATTGACAAAGTAGAGCCAATGCAGACCATGCTCGAGGTGTTTGTTGCTAGCAAAGAATCCCTTGAGCAGTTTAAGATGTTTCAAGCAGAGGGTGATGATGTTGATAGTATTATGTCAAAGATAAAAGAGATACATAGGATGTTTAGAGATTCATTTATCTATGTATTTGGCAGAGATGAATTGATACTTGCTATTGACATGGTATTTCATTCAGTAAGGTGGATGAATTTTCAAAGGCAAAAGATAAAGGGATGGTTAGATATACTAGTTCTTGGAGATACCAGACAAGGGAAGTCTGACGTTGCCAAGAAACTAATGCGGTATTATAAGTTGGGAACTATGGCGGCTGGAGAATCAACATCAAGGACTGGTTTACTTTACTCAATACACATGGGAGGCAATGAGCCTCCGTCAGTAGTGTTTGGATTACTACCAAGAAGTAATGGATATTTGGTAGTGGTGGACGAGATTCATGGGATGCCTGAAACAGACTTCAAAGAGTTTACACAGGTTAGAAGTGAAGGAATTGTAGATGTAAAGAAAGTGGCATACGGAACAGCGCATGCGGAGACGAGATTGATAAGTATAGCAAACGCAAAGTCTGGTATGACTTTGGGAAGCTATGGCTTTCCAGTTCAAGCCATAGTAGATATACCAGCGTTCAAATCTATGGAAGATGTATCTAGATTCGATTATGCTGTAGGAGTTAGGGCTGGTGATGTATCAAATCTAGAGATAAACACAAACGTAAATGATATAGTTGATCCTAACAATCCATATACCCCAGAGATATGTCGAGAGCTAATACTTTGGATATGGACACGAACACCTGAACAGATTATCATATCTGATGATACCGAGTCGTGGTGTCTTTTATATTCGCAAAAGATAGCTGAGGAATATGTAGATGACATACCACTGGTTGAAGTGGCGGATGTAAGGCATAAAATAATGAGAATGGCTATTGCGTTTGCAGGGAGGACATACAATTCACCCGATGGTGAAACACTTGTTGTAGAACCAGCTCATATAATGTGCGCTTACAACATGCTCAACATACTTTATAAAAGCAAAGGCTTAGACTACTGGGGATACTCAGAAGAGCAAGCCCATCTTGTATTGACAAACGACAACATTAAAGACATCATCTCTAGATTCCATGAGATGTTAAACTGGAGGGATGTTGCTAGTTATTTATTAGTTCAAACAGCTTTCACTAGACCAATCTTTATGCAGTCAACGGCATTGCCTAAAGAAACAGCTGATAAACTTATAACGTTGTTACTTAACTGTAGGTTAATTGAACCTGATACAAATATGAAAGGGGGCTTCTATAGAAAAACAACAGCTGGGAGGGGATTCTTAAAGAACTTGGTGGATGGTAAGTATGAACATGGAGTTGATGAAATAGTAGATGATGTAGTCGAGCAAACATACAGCGTGGAGGAATTCTAATGACACCGAATGAAGTTAAACTGAGAAATGAATTGCTTTATGGGATAAAATCAAATAGAAAAGCTGTAATAAATATCGCACTAAACCATATACAGTCTGCTAGGGATTATTTAATAGATACCGACATTGGCGTAGTAAATGATTTACTAGTCATAATGCAGCGATTGTCGAATAGACATGATATAGATTTTAAGTGGGAGGATTCTAAATGAAAGAAGCATTTGAATTGCTAGAGTTAATTGAGGCATCGTCCGGCACCAATGATAAGAAAGCATTTATAGCTGCAGGTGCTGATAATGAAGTCTTTAAGTCTATATTGAAATGGACTTATGATTCCAGTTTGGTATTCAACATTAAGAAGATTCCACAGAGAGGCGCATCTAGTTCGGAAAGCAATGACTATAAATGTTTTTCAGATGCGCTATCAAATTTAGCTGAAAAGAAAATAACTGGAGATGATGCTAAACGTATGATAGAATTCATACTACTTACTTCATCTTATGACGAATACAAGTGGTATTCAAAGATACTACAGAAAGACTTGCGTATAGGTATTGGAGTAAAGTTAATCAATTCTGCTATACCAGATCTTATACCGGTATTTCAAGCGATGCTGGCTACCAAGTTTGAAAAGTATCCTGATGACTTTATAATGCAGGTTAAAGTAGATGGTGTAAGGGCTTTATATAATACTTCAACCGCAACACTGCATACTAGAAATGGTAAAGTGCTTGAAGGGTATGATGACATTATAGAAGCATACAAAGACACGCCAGCTGGGTATATGATTGATGGTGAATTAGCTGGAATTAGAAATTCCAACAGCATATCAAACAGTAACTTCCAATCTACAATGATGGATGTATTCAGAAAGTCTGATCATAAAGAAGGAGTTCACTATGTCTTTGATGCAATACCATTGGGTGATTTCTGGAATGGCAGATGCGAGATGCCATTGATGGATAGGATTGGAGAGCTTTATGGCATACACCCACGCTACAGTAATCATGTTCGGATGCTTAACTTTACAAAAAATATGCAACATTCTGGATGGAAAGACTATGTAAATGAATTTTATACATCAGCACTGGAGAAAGGTTATGAGGGTATAATGATAAAGGATGCCTATGGTGCTTATGAGTGCAAGAGGTCTAAGTTATGGCAGAAGATGAAACTCAAGGACACCTTCGACTTGCAGGTTATAGGCATAAACTATGGCGACCCCATGTCAAAGTATGACGGCATGGTTGGCAGTTTAATATGCAACTTCGATGGAGTAGAGGTCGGTGTTGGTTCTGGCTTATCAGATGCCCAAAGAAAAGAATGGGCTGAAGATACTACTTTAATTGTGGGAAAGATAGTAGAAGTTGAAGCTCAAGAGGTTACTGAGAACTTGAAAGAAACACAGTCTCTACGCTTTCCAGTATTAAAATCTATAAGGGAGGATTTGTGATGTATTGTCCGTATTGTAGAAAGCATTTACGCAGTATGAGATATTCTATTGCGAAACCTATACCAATGGATTCGCCAACCAGAATCAAGGTTAACAAAAAGTATAGAAAATACTATGTAAGTCCGTATTGTAAAAGATGCGGATGGAGTAGTAAATATATCTATCATTTATCATATACAGGATTAAGAACTGATTATGTTAATGAAGATGTTATTCTAGATGCCGAAGCGGTTGATACGTTAATGTCTAACAAGTATGAGTTTAAGAAAACTAATAGACTTATATCTAGTGAATATTCTTGGGAAGATAGGTTTTAAGGGAGGACTTGTAAGATGCTAAAGTTTGATATTCATGGAATAAATTACAGACATTCAGTAGGTATGGAAATTCAGAAAGATGCTAAAATTATCAACTTTGGAAACAACAATATTATAGAAGTTGATAATGGCTCAGTTACAACAAATGTAAGAATCAACAGAGTGTGTATAGATAAAATTGATGGTGCTGATGCAAACCTGTCAATGAATATTACTATACTAGATACCCACCCAATGCACGTAACAAATCAACAATCTGCACCGAGAGGATTAGTATATAATATTCTTTCAGAAGAACTAGATAGTCTTGTTTCTAATTTTGATTTCACTGAATGGGATGATGCCATTGCTTTAAGAAATGTTATTGACTTTGTAAAGAATAGGATAATGGCTAGGATAAAACTAAACACTGATGTCCTTAATGGTTATAGCAAAGAAATGCTTGCTAAAGAATGGGGAGGACTTGTAAAGTGAACGTAGCTGAGAAGATGTATGAGGCAAAGAGCAAGCAAGCACTTGAACTGCAGGAGGAAGAATGGGATATATACTACTTAAAACTCAAGGGAACTAAAGGCTTTTGGGACGAGTATGAATGGGATGCTTTAATAGAACTGCTTAAACCAGAGTTGGATTGGGTAGTTCCCATTCGTGCTGACGAGAAGTTCAGAAAATATTATTTCATCAAGAAAGAGATGGACGAGTTATTACCTTTACTGGAGAGGTCGTTATAAATTCAAGCTACTAGAGGTCGCTTGAAAGTCAGACACGAAGGAGTCTATCGTGATTGATTTAGAGTCAAGCCAACGCAGTTTACAGTCGGTAAAAAAGTATTTGTTAGAGACACTTAACAGCGTTGATTCTTTCTATATGATAATGTGGATATTTCCAGATTGTATAGAAAAGAAAAAATATCCAAGACTGTTACATCCAGAATACTATTATGTATTTATACATTGTTGGAGGGAAATATAAAATGGTAAGTAATAAAAGACATGCTAATAATAAAGAAGTAGATATGGAAAAACAGTTCCTTGATAAAGGTTTTGAACTTGTAGAAGATACGGCTAGAAGAACACAGAAGCAGGGTGATAAGATAATGCAGATGCCCTACGTTAAAGAGCCTTTGTTGGTTATAGATCACAAATCTACTTTAAGCAAGGCTGAGTTTAAGGTGAACAAGAAAGCAATGCTGGATAAGATAGCGCATGAAGCTGACCTAGCTTCAAAGCGTTTGCGTAAAGAGTGCATCCCAGCTATAACATTCAGCATCTTCGATTCAAAGAAAAAGTATATCATACTTGATATAGAAGATTTCTGTGATTTAATTTGGAAGGCTGTAGGGAGCTAGCATGATTAGTCATTGGGTGCTATCAAACATAATAAAAGCTCGCCAGCTTGCACACAGTCAGGGGGTTAAGCTATACTGTTGCAAGATTACTAGCGAGCAAGTCAACCAATTTTTACATTCAATTAATTCGCCTAGAAAGGACGACTACTTAATTACAAAGACAGGCGAGGTAGTTATACTTCATGGACTACCTGCCCACCCTTCCACTACTTCTTCTTGAACGAGTGGCTCTTTTAGTTCTACCACCAGTTGCATCTTTATCCTTTAGCGGAACAACAAACAATGCTTCTGGTGGTTTCTCCCCAACAGCAACGCCAACCGCATTTCGTATCGCAACTCCAGCTGGAACAGCCGTAAAGAAGTCATACTGCGATAATCTTCTCCACCCCTCATCTAACACACCATCATTATTAGTTAAAGCACCATACACTATTTGACCCAAATCTAATGCCATAGCTACTGGCGGAGACACTGGAAAGAATACTTGCTTACCTGCCACCCTACCTGCTGGATACTGCATTGTTGGTAGCATCCAAGACACATCAACACCCATCTCTTTTGCTGTGTAAAATATAGCAGCTGTTGCTCCAGCGTGCCAAAGTATCGCATACCTTTCAGGATCTGTCCACTTTAATGGTTCACCGAGAACAGATTTACCACCCATCAACTGCTTCATTAGTTGAGGGAAGTAAGATGTAAAGTAGTTCATTGTCCAGTTCTGATACATCAATGCTTGACTCGCAACACTACTTTGAAGTAGCGGAGGTAAGTCCATCTTATGATAAGACCACTGAGTAAAGCGGATATTCCTATCAGCTATCTCGAGTTCAGTCTTAAATCTACCTACCCCAACAGCTTCATCTAGCACATCCCAAAAACCAGTGCCCGCTAGCATCTTCTTACTGTAACCATTCTCAACTGCAAACTCAGCCAACTCTTTCATTCTTGAAGGACTATCTTTAAATAGCCGATACATCGCACCGTTACCTGCTGATGCAACATTCCAGTATCTTTCAATCAAAGTATTGGGCATTAATCCTACTTGGTCTATCTTTCCAATGACTCCATGCATCCTGAAATCTTCCAAAGGAACACGACCATAGGCAGATATGTATTTGTTTAATAGATTCCTACCTCCTTTGGTGTGCATGGATTTAATACCCTCAACTGTAGACTTCATACCTATTGTTGATACTGTGTGCATTGGCTGAAACAAGTTCTTTACAACAGGACGCATGTTGCCCTGCATAGTTCCACGCAAGAAACCACGCTTAATCATAGATGCAAACTTATCATAAGCCCTAGTGTTCGGATTCATTGTATTAGCTAAATCTTTTAACCCAACTCTAGGCATTATATCTTCAATAACTTCTTTGCTTATATAGTATGCACCCTTGTTAAATGCTTCATCTATTTTACCTAGCATTGTTTCAGGGTCAAGACCCATACCTCTATGAACACGAATTGCTCTCCTGTAATGCTTATCAATCGAGTTCTTTACAGTTGATTCTGGCATAGCCTTTATAAAGGATTCGCCACGCTTGATTACAGGCTCAAGATAAATCTTGCGAACTTCAGAACGATACGCTGACTCGGTTACCTGTCGCCAATCTCTAGCAAACAGGTCATCATCTCTAATTCTCTTATGGAAGTTAGATATGTTTATATCAGTAGGCATCCTCTTAAAGGTCTTACGCCCATACATATTTATCAGATCTTGATCTAAACTAGACTTAAACTTGGCGTTAAGCTCTTTATACTTTGCAATATCCGTAGCATCCCTTGACATCTGCATTTTTATAACATCATCTAATTCATAGCCATACTTCTCTTTGAACGCTTTCTTATATTCACCAGTGATGTTATCCTTTAATGCTCTAACATGGGGATAATAGTTCTCGATGAATAAAGGCATACCAGTTTCCATTGACTTAACTCTACTCTTTGTCATTAACCCCTGCGATACCGCTACTTCGCCAAGCTCATTCCACATTGTTCTATCGCCAGCAACTGTCTTTCTTATGTGGTCAATCTGGTCTTCGCTAAATTGAGCAAGTATATTAGCAGGTATAATAGCTGCATCGCCTTCTTCAGCAAAGTAAACCGCAACTTCGTCCTCCATCTTAGCCCACTTCTTTTTGAATGTTTCACTATACGCATGCTCCTGTGTTTTTATAAACTTGTTTCTTTCTTTAAGCAGTCCTTCTGATAATCTCCAGTAGTTTCTCAAGTCTGCATTAAGATGTGGAACACCTAGCTTCTCAAAGATTCTCCAGTCTGGCTGAGCTTCCATAACTGCACGATTCCATACTCGTAAAGTTTCAGGCATCTCAGCCATTGTAGTCTTTATATTCTCATGCAATCTAGATAATTCATACCTATCTAACTTTTCCCAATCTTTAACACTACCCATCGACTGCCTCTTTGCATAATCATTAAGTGCGTTTCTATCCCACAACTTTACACTTTGTCGAGCCTTCACTGCTGCTTTAGTAGTGCCCTCCGCCTCAGCAATCTGCTTCATCTTTGTATCTGAATCTCTGAGTATGCGCCTTATATCACCAATCTTTATAGTTCTTTCAATCTCACCTGCCAAGTTTTCTTGCAGGTCATCGGCATACTTCATTGCATCATCTATATTCTTCAGACGTTTCTTTAATTCATTTTCATAGAAAGGTAAAGCAGGTATGGTCTCTTTGGTTACTGTTTTGAATTCTTCAAACTGTTTAAGTGCATCGTCAGTTATAGCAACATATACATCGTGTGGAGAATCGCCAGCACGAATACCGCCTTTATGTTTCCAGAAGTCATATCCCAACTCTTGAATCTTTGATATCGCAGATTCTTTAGCCATATCTCTTTTAAGCATATCATCCACTACTCCAGCTGGATAATTTTTTTCTATTATTAAATCCGCAACTCTTGTTTCGTATTCAACTGGACTGGATTTCCATATAGCTAATCCATCTATTTCATTTTGAGTGATACCAAATTCTTTTAATGTTTTATTAGAAGCAGTATTAATATCAAACACTTTAGCATTTTTGGGCTTCTCAAATTTGAATAGTTTTTTACCATAAGACTTGGCAATTTCTTCATCCGATGTAGTGAATACGCCCTTACCGAATAGTATATTGCCAACCACATCCGAATCAGCTACTTTACGAAGTTCTTCAAACTGCTCAGATTGCCCTCTATAAAGTAGTCCCTCCTTTGGTGTTGGAGTTTGGGTAGTGGTAGTAGTAACCTTGATTGGTCTTTCAAGTGTAGAATCGAGACCTGCTATTACATCATCCAAATCTTTCTGCGCACCAATGGAAACTTTTAGATTCGCAAACGATTCTTTTACTGCTTTATCAGCTGTTGTTCCTATCTCATCCAAAGTTTCTTGCGGTATGTTTTTTCGGAGAACATTGAGTGCGTTCTCTTTACCATCTATATCTTCCAGCACTTCACTAAGTATTCGCTTAGTCTCTGGAGTTATCCGCTTTATATGCTCTCCCATTTCCTTATTTTGAGATACAACTTGTTTCCTCAATGCCGTTTTTTGAGCCGTCAGGGCATCAATACTTGATTTGTTTTCAACAAGCCCCTTGTTTATGGCATCAACAGACATCAACGGTGTAATGCCATTTTCCGAAGCCGATAATGCCATTGTAAGCCCTTGATTCAATTCCGCTTGTTTGGATGCCAATTCCGATATTTGACCGTTGATTGACCCCATCTTGGCTTGATTTGACCCCTTTGAAACGCTTATTTCGTTTGACCGTCTTATTATGTCGTCAACCGCTTTTCTATTGTCTATTACCTGTGTCTGCCTTGCGTGTAATTTTACAACTTCAGCTTTCTTTATCTTCAGATAATCGGATGCAGATGGTAAAGTATTGCCCAATAAATCAGTGAGTTCTTTTGCAGGTGTCAAACTCTTTCTTGCTATATCAATAACGTCTGGAACAAACATATCAATGGACATTTCTTCTATGGCTCGTTCAAAACCAATAAGAGAATTAATAGCTTTCCACTTAGGAGATTCAAGTTTGCGTTCAGCTATATCATTAAGTTTCTTTTCCCAATTAGCAGTTCCACCAGACAACATCGAACCGATTGGATCTGATACTGTTCCATAATAATTCCCGAATACAGGTTTACTATATTTTGTTTTGCCCTCAGCAAGAATTACATCACGAAGCATGGCTGGATATGATACACCGTTTGGCTTAGACCTGATGTCTTTGAATGTAAGGAATGCTAGTTTGGAATCAGACTTCATAGCTATTTCTTCTGCATCAATATGCCAGCGTAAAGCACCAACAATTACTCTAGGTGTAAAGTCCAATACGTCTTGCGCTATTCTTACGGTAGGTCTGAATGGTGGAAGTATAAACTTCTCAAAGGTAGTCTGAGCTTTATATGGGTCATACTTTTCTATAGTTTCATTGACTTTCTTATTATATTCATTCTCAGCGTAATCAGGAACTTTGGCATTTTGTTCAGCATAAGCAGATGAGAAGTCTGGTAGTTGGATGGAATCTTTGATTCCATCTGACCCGACAGAATCATAGATTCTGTCAAGTTCGGCATCCTTTTTATAAGCACCACTAAAATCTGGTAGTTCTATTTTCTTTTTGTTTTCCATTACCTCTTATCCAATCGCTTTATTGCTTCCAACCTATCAGCGTCTGTCATCTCTTTAGAAGTAGCCAAAGCATCTGAAACCTGCTTAAGAGTCCACCCATCACTATCCATTCTTGCCTTGCCCCAAGTATATCCAATTTTTACTGCGCTTTCATTTATTGTAGATTCGTTTGCAGACCGAACAAGTCCTCTGCCTGTATCGGCAATGGTTGGTTCTTCGGCACTGTATGATATACTGCCTTCAGTTCTTTTTCTAAACCATCCTTTGTCCTCTATCGACACCTCAGGTTTCAAAGGTTGAGCAATACCACGTATAACTGCTTTTTGTTTATCAGTTAAACTAGGATCAGAAAGTAAAGTGCCTTGATTAATCATTAGTCTGTCATACATCTGCTCGGCAAGTTTCAAATCATCTACATTATATTTACCTTTTTTGTCTGGAACTACTGACTGAATAAATTCCATATAATCTTTTTGACCATCAATGTATGATTTAACTAATGGACTAGCTCCTTCAGATGCTTTATCTAAATCCCTCATTCTAGCATCAACAAGATTGGCTCTATCGTTACGACCCATCTCATTCATGGTAGCGATATCCCACTGATTAGCTATGGATTTGTTTAGTCTTGTTGACATACCTGCTTGTTCAATTCCAACAATTTCTTTACGACCCTGCTGCTCAGCAACAAATTTCTTCATGCCGAGCTCAGATTCAACACCTGCCATTTCTAACTTACCAGCTTGCTGAATATTCTGCTCATATCCAAAGGTTCTTTTATCAACAGCATCTTTAGCTTTATAACCCTTTATGTCATAGTCATACTCAATCTCTTTTGTAGCCCTTTCGTATGCTAGTTTATTTTCAGGATCACTAAGTGCCATGTCGTTCAGTATCTTCATGGTGCTTGCCTTTGAATTTTCCATAGATATTTGAGCAGACTTAAAAGCTATTTCTTCTGTTGCTTGATGACTTCTCTCTACTTCATCCTGCTTGCGAACATCTAGCTCATGAGCCCTCTCGCCTTTGAGCATAGATATTACTTTATCTGCCATCTTGATTTTGTTTTCTTGCTCAGCTAGTTCCTTTTCTTCAAGCTCTTTCTTTCTAGTTGACAGACCTTTGGCAAGACCAGAGATGATTGCAAGCTCTTTACTTGGTGCTAGTTTACTTGTTGCTACTGTTCCTGCCATGTTATTCACCTCCGAATACTTCAGCAAGTATCTTACTTAGATCTATATCCTGCCCTGTGTATGGGTCTTTAACAAATTGAGAACCATAGGAAGATGCTCCACTAGTGTTAGCATTATACCAACTAGCTTGGGCAGGTGCTTCTTGTTCTGCACCACCAAATAAACTTGACATTGTAAAACCACCCTTGCTAGCTTGGTTATAATCAGACGCAGGTTGCATTGCTTCTGGATTAAAGGGGAACCCCATGCTCGAAACTCCGCCAGACATCTCTTCTGGATTAGCAGATATACCTGCTTCTGGTGCTGCTTCGGGTGAAAGACCCAACAACTTATCAAGGAAACCAGATGAACCAATCGCTTCAGATATCAGACCCATCGACTCAGCATCACCTGCTTGCTTTGCAGCTTCCAACTGAGAGAGCTTCAAGTCAAAGTTCTTGACATCGCCCTCGTAACCCAAACCTGCAAGTTTAGCTTGCAATGCGTTTTGTGCTGACGTAGAGGCGACAGCCTCTCCAGCCTGACGAGTCATATCCTTTGTATCTTTTATTGTAGCACCAGTTCTTAATGAACCACTGCTAGCCCTTTGCTGATTCATCGTCTTAATTGATTCTCTTAACTGTCTGTTAATTATTTGACGCTGTGCTTCTGTTTGGTTACCAGCTAAATCCATGAGTTCGCCCTGAACGCCACGAATGTTTTCTCTTGCTACACCAGCAGCCTGTCTTTCCATTTTTGTGTCAAGATAATTAGCAGATAAAGATGGGTCAACCCATCCTAGTGCACCAACCTTAGCTTTCTCCCACCACCCCATTTTATTGGGCATAGCGTTAATCTTTTGCTGGTCGGATTGGAAACCACTACCACGCCTCATTGCCTGAAGTGCAAGTGCTTTATACGCACCCATTTATTCCACCACCTGTTCTATTACAATACATATCTTTAGTTTATTTTCTTCTGTAACATCTAAAGATATGCTTGCATGTTTACCTACCAACTTTACAAACTCGAATACTATCTTTAGTATTTTATCCATTTTATTTATCCGTCCTCATTACATGAACCTGTGTTATAGTTGTAGGGGTTGCATAAGTTTTAGTTAATACCTCTTTCCTGTCTGGAGGGCTATGTCTATCCGCTAACGATTTAATCTGTCTTGGTTTCTTATTCTTTCTAGGCAAAGATGCCACCACCCCTTAATATCAATCCTACTACATACCCAATAGGAAAACCTATCATCCATCCCCGAACATCTAAATAACTGTTATCTTTTATACGCCAATCTTCTAATGTTTCGTAAAAGAAAAATCCAGCTGAAAATAATATTCCAGCCGTGCAACTGAATGGCGTAAATACACCTGACAAAAATCCATGAGGAATATGTATAATCATTCTTACTGTGTTATTCAACATTACACTACCTCAGTGGTTGCTTTAGATATCTTAATACCAATCGTTCTATTTCACCACTCTGAAAATAAAACGAGAAAGAACAAAGTCTGGATGGCTCTCCCATTAAGTCAGTTTCGTATTCATTGGATGGAATAGCAAAGTTGTCATACGGTTGTTCACTGTTCTCATTATACATTTGTATAGTGAAGAAGCCTGATTGGTCTTTGGCATAGACATCCAACTTTCGTGGAAGCCCAATAAGGTGTCCATCAGATAAATCTATCCAATGAAATCTGAAGTAAGAATCAATTTCTACATCATCATTATCATACTTGCAGTCTGGTTCATAATACCTATTAATATATCCCGCTTTACCACCTAGAAGATAACCATTGCTGTCAACTAAGAAGCACTTTGGATTAACGTTAGTATCATTTACCCATGCATTAGTTGAAAGGTTACAGACCCAAGCATTACCTGATTGAGGTGCAAGAACATAATACAGTATTCCATCTTCTGCACGATAGATTCCACCTGCTACATCATCCAATCCAATGATAGAATCTGCAACCTGATTACTTATACACTGGAGTCCCGTGTTTCTGCTGATTTTATAAACGCCATGAACCTTTGAGTAAAAGATTAAAGCATCGCCAATAGATACAAGGCTTCTAGGTGATGTGCATCCGACTCCCAAATCAGTTTGATTTGGTGTCTGGTCGCCGCCAACCTCTACTTGAATTATTGGAACAGCATCGGGGTCGCCTGTTATCGACCAAACTGAACGATTCTTGAATACGAGTAGTGAATTGCCAAGCACCCCACAAATAGTAATAACATCCCCATCATCCCTCTTTATGTCTATCCATGAATCATCATCTACTTCTTCGGGTCTACCAAGTTCGGAATACCAAAGTAGTGATGGGTCAAAGTCCTCACGAATCCAATACATTCTATCATGATAGACTATTGGTTTATTAGCTCCAGCAAAACGAGATATAGAATTCTCAAGTATTTCTTCTGTATGGTATGTCCTAAGAACTTCATCAGATATATTATCATCATCAGAACTGTTTGCATTTGGAACAGAGAACAATCTAAAGTATTGCGTGTTAGGCGATAAGGGGTCGGTATATGTTTCAGTTGCCCATATTTCTATTCCATTTGTATTCACATCACCAGATGTAACGTATTCTATATTAACAAGTTTATTTACCAACAACGCTGTCGGTTGTGCGGTATAAAATTCAGACTTATAGGTTATTAAATCTACACCAGCAACTTTATGAACATATCTATATTTGTAATCTCTGTATCCATTCAAAGCACCAGTATCATAAGTCAATGCCAAAGGAACTGATGGAGCAGTGATATCATCATCCATCGTGAGTAAAGTAGTTCCAGATGTTGTTCCATCTGTCTTTACAATTTCATGACCATTAGCAATATACATATAATCTAAATAAGTGCAACACCAGATATCATCATCTGTTAAAGTAAAGGCTAACGCATCTGTTATATCCCATTCAGTATCATCGGCATATCCATCCCAAAGATAAAGTTTGTCCTCAGCACCGAAGATGTAACACGAATAAGTAGCTATTGCGCCGCCAACTGCATTGTATTGACGCACATACTGATAAAGTCCGTTGATAACCTCATCAACATAGACATCATACTCGCCATAATCGGTTAGATAGAACTGACCTTTTCTTTTCTTTATAGAACCATCAGATACCCTGACATTACGTGCCTCTAAGAATGACCCTATTGACGCTTCGCCTCTGGATATAGCTGTTATAATACCAAAGGCAAACTTATCAATAGTTCTATAATAGAAACCTCCGCCTCTTCTCATTTGCTTTTATCCAATCGGTAAGTATCACTATCTTCGTGATACGTTGACGTCTCTAGAAACCAACACGGATGCCCAATAGGATTCCAAAATCTGTGATATGTATTAGGTTTAATAACTACTGAATCGCCAGAATAATAAAGTTGGATGCTTTTGTCAATCTCGATAGCTAAAACCCCACTTAACACAGTAAAGGTTTCGTGTTTGTTTTTGTGATAGTGCAAAGAGCATTTATGACCATAATCAGCGGTTATCATCTTTGTGCAGTAATTACCCTCTTTGGAATTGACTATCCAATACTCGGCTCCCCATACTTTTATAACTGATTCGTAGCGATAAAGAACAAATTCATCTATCGAATCGAAACACCCTAACAGTCCAAGAAGTCCGCCATATAAATCTTCAGAAGCATCGCATAGATAACATTCATCATCGCCAAACTCATTTAGTATCTGGAGCTTCTTTCCGATACCTGCTTTCTCGTATGCGAATATGTCATGGTGTCTATCGCCAACGCCTATTGAAAATGCAAGATTTATTTCGTGATTAACAGCCAAGTCCACTATTGCAAGAAACTTTGCATCAGCTTTTGATTCATCGGTCTCTTCTTCAGATACACATACTTCCCATCCGCTGACAGGAACTAGTGTTTCGAGGAATATTCTATCAGCCATAGTTTGAATTATATCCTTGACTGACTTATTACTAACCAATCCTTCTTTAATACAATTCTGCATGGTAACGAAGAATATTTCATATCCAGCATTATAAAGTAGTTTGATGGAATCAAATACACCATCACGAAACTCGACATCACTATAAGATAAACAGTAATAACAGCCGTCTTTCTTACTAGTATTGTTGTGTCTTATGACTCCATCTAAATCTAGAAAAGCACCTCTCTTATCAAAACCCCCTGATGACATTTTATTCCTCCCAATTAATTCCAGCTTGTGAATTATCTACCAAGCCAAAGTTTGAAAAAGCGTTAAAATTAGAACCATCTTTAGCAACCTGCGACCTATCTTGGATAACTGTTGAAGTTGTCTCTATCGACTTGCACTCATTGATAATGCTGTTATATAGTAACAACTCCTCACTAATAACAAGTTGTTCATCAACACGCCTTGTTCTGTTGATGCACGCCTCCACTAAATGTATGTGCATTTCAGCAGGAAGAATTGGTGTATCGTTCTCACTAGTAATTCTTGGAGGTGTTCCATAGAACCACATGAAAATGTCAACTGCTTCAGTATCAAAGATGGGATAAATCCAAAGCTCTTTACGACCAGACGACTCCCACACAAAACCTTTATATGGCGTTGCTGATGTAGTTGAATCTGGTGTTGAGTGTTTGCCATAGATTTCTCTTGGTGAAGCACAAAGGTTTATTTGTCCTTCGGCACCTGCATTACTATACCAAAGATACTCAATGGAAACATAGGTGAATGGCATGAGATAACGCTGTTCAGTTGAAGATTCAAACTTGTAGAAATCCCTAACCATTAGCTTCAATGAAGAACACATCTTCATCTGAACAACGTTGATGAGATTAATTAGCCTCTCATCATTCCAGTATCTTTTGGAATTTATGTCCGACTGAACATAATCTATTATATCACGTATTGTCATTTTGAAAACCTTGCCTTCATTTTATTTCTTTGAAGTAGTAGTTTAGTAGCCTCTTTACCAAACCCCATTGCTTCCGATGCCATCCTTGTCTTTATAGCTTTACGAGCTAGTTCCTTTATCTTGTTCCTATCCATACCTGCGAATCTTGACTTTGCTTTATTGCTAACCTTTACTGCCATTGTAATCCCTCCTGCTATTGCCGTTTGAATCTTGTTGCTACTTTGCGTAACCGTTTGAAAACTGCTACCCTAGACACCGTTGCTATCGCATCCGATAGGTAGATGTTGGAATACCCTCCAGCACCAAATACTATCAATGCTTGCAAGAACGAGCAATTAAATACTGAGTATATAATATAAGTTAAAGTGGAAAATAATCTAATCATTTATAATACTCTCGACTTTCAACAGAAAATCACTGAATAGCTCGGTCAACTCTTTTGTTCTAGTATATATATAATATCTCATACGTTCTTTATCTGCAATAAATTTCTGAAGTTCGTCTGCAAATGTTTCAGTTACTAGATGATTGTCCGTCCAATGTTGCATATCCGAAGCATATAAAAAACGCCTAACAAACCTATGTTTAATATTAGACTCAATAGAAAAACACGGTTTATGATAAGCAAAAGACAGCACCTGCCCATGAAATCTTTTAGAGATGGTAAAAGAGCAGTTAGCATATTGGTTAAATCTAAAAGATGTATCATCATGATTGATAAAAATAGGATTGTAATCATACTTGATTAGTTCCTTTTCGATAATAGATTTGCACCTGTCAGTATAAAGCGAAACACCGACATTGTAATTATCATATTGCTCAATCCTAGAGCCAATAAACAATAGTGGGTCTGGGCAAGTAAAAGTCTTTTTCCTATCAGCACCCAATGATATAGCCATCTCTTTGTCATCTTCAGTTCTAAAACCCATTAAATCTGCACGTCCAAATAAAGCGTGCATACTCTCTTTCCAGTCATTCCTGAAATCGAACCTATCATAATCTCTATTAAAGCCTGTGGACATAATTATTAATGGGCATGATATATATTTGTATAGTTCTGGGTCATAAGCAAACATTACTTTGCCGATATTGGCACTATGAAAACATCCACCAGTTCCTATAATAATAGTTTCCACTCCCTCGCAAAATTTTTCAATATCCTCTTTGGTTTTGAACGCAGACCCTTCATAGCCGACAGTTACTACATTTTTATTAGTTATTGTATTAACATACCCATGAAGGATTTTGGCTGATTTGCTATCACCTATATTCATGTGATAAGCAGCAGATACTATTTTAATCATAGTTTGTATGCTCCCTTTAGATACTCACCAAACTTAATCCCATCATAATCAGTTAATGTTGTCCCGCCAGTTATTTTATTTAACCACTGTTTGACTTCATCACTAAACAAAGAGCAAGACATCCTTTGCTCTAATGGTTGTCCTACTCCCCCAGCCCAATGAAGCAGTTTAACAACTCTTGGGTCTTTGTCGTCAACAGTATAGAGTTGGTCATATCTTGCCTCTAGTCTATTCCACCACTTGCGAGAACATTCATTATACCATACTCCTGAATCTTTGTCATCAAGAACTTTTATAATATTTTTACGCTGTTTCATATTATTAAAAACATACATAAATAGTGCATTATCTTCGCAAGCCCAAGCACGGTGGGAATAGAAGAACTCTTTAATAAACTCCAAATCTCTTGATGCCCATACGCCACAATTATAATATCCATCATATGACTGACTACGACTTACGGCTGTATCATAATCATCCATGAGCATTTCGTCGCATCTACCAGTAATGATTATATCAGCATCGAAATATAATAGTAAGTCATATTTCTCTACCATCATTTTCTGTATTGCATAGAATAAACCGACTATAACTGGATACTTTAATGGGTGTCTCGGCTCCTGATGAACCTCTATCATGTATGGTTTCCAATCCTCAGCTATTGCGATGTGCATTGGAATATCAGGATGAAAATAATCCCACGATGCCTTGCATCTTTTAGCAAGAGGTAACATATTGTTGGCTGTTTTAACTACTGGTAATATTTTCATGGATGCCTCACTCCTAGTTGAGGATATACAAAATAATGACAAGTAGCCCACAAATTAGGAAACTTCTGGTCAACTGCTCTTGTAACCCCTATTGTAGATCCCCACTTATAATCATCAAATACCATATAACTATCTGTAACCATCCTAGACCAAAAGAAATCAATAGCCATCTTGGTCGGTTCGTATATATCAAGATCTATATATACCAAACTAAACTTCCTGTCTGATGCATTAACAAGAGTATCCGCTATCCACCCATCATACACCTTTACTCTATCGCCAAAGATGGATAAATACTTTATAGCCTTATCTCTGTCGGATGCAAAGTTTTTCGGTTTGAGTTGAAAATTACCAGCAGCATCTCTGTCCTGTTCTGTCATTTCGGATAAACCCTGAAAAGAATCAAAGGCAAACAGTTTCTTATCTGACTTCATAACCGATGCTAACATATAAGAAGTCCCACCGGCATGACAACCGACTTCGGCAAAATCTCCTTCTAAAGAATTACAATGAATTGCCACATTATAAAGGGCGTTCAATCTGTCAGTTGTAAGTAGAGATTTTGGTCTTACTGTTTCTCTTATACTATCAAATCCTTCATGTTTAGGAAACATTTATCCACTCCAGTATAGAACTATAATCAGGTTCAATATCTCTTTCGGTAATTATAGTTTTATTAAATGGTTGATTAAATCCCCATGCTGTTGGATTACCAGAAGATGCAAATTCTTCCCAAGACTGACCTCCATCATGAGTTGTTGGAACTATACATACAGAACGTTTCCTTGCATACCACGCTGGTAACACCATTGAACTATGAGTTCCTACAAATCCATCGGAATTTAGAATAAGATGCAAGAATTCTCTAACAGAGAACCCAAGTAAATTGAAGAACTTACCATCTGATTTTCTATCCCATTCCTCAATCATCTCAATTTTATCATTAGTATTCTTTTTGAATGAAGAACCTATTGCAACAACTGCATATCCAGAGTCGATAAAGGTGTCCGCAATTTTATTATAAATATCAATGCCGACTGGTTCTCTATGCTTAAGCCCTGCAAATGGATGCAGGACAACATACTTCCTAGTATTTATAATAATACTTGCGTGGCACTTCTCATGATAGTCAAGATATATTTCTGGAGTAGTTGGCTCGTATTTCTCATAAGATAGTTCATCATCATCTATGTATCTAATATATTTATAACCATCGTATTCTTTCATCCACCATTCACCATCTTCGTCTGCTGGTAAATGATAAGGCATTAAATCAACATAATCTATTGCAGGATGAAGGTCAAATAACTGAGTTACTGCTGGATTATGGCAAGTAGCTTTAATTATTAAACTAGACAACGGATTCTTCTCTTTGAAATCTTCCAATCTACGAAACCATAAAGATGCGTAATTATCAGATGTAGGAAACTCATCTGGAGTATCATGCGATTGATTCCAATGATTAGGGGGGCTGGATAAATATGCCTGAATGGCATCGCCAAGTCCTCCGCCACAAGGTATGTATGCTTTTATTTTTGTGCTAGACATAATAAGTTTTGCCCCCCATCAGAACCTATAGACAGTATCGTAAAGCCCATGCCTTCTAATATTTCTCGTAAAGTGTATTGGTCATAAGCCCACTTGTGAGAATCATAGATGTTTGGATTAGCAAAAAGCGAACTTGCTAATTGATTACCAGTTAAGTCGTGCTGTAGTGGTGATGGATTTTCCAACACACCGCAATATCTTTTGCTTAGTGTTTCTAAGTCTGGCGTTTGTATATAAATCTGACCACCAACAATTAACTTATCATAGCAACGAGATAAAAACCACGCATGGCAGTTAACAAATAGGTGCTCTATAATATCTTGGCAATTAATATATTCAATAGAATCATCATCGAATGGCAAGTCATTGTTAGATAAATCCATAACAACATCTACACCATCATGCTGAATAGCATCTATATTGATAAATCCATCTTTAATATCATTACCGCATCCTAAATTTAGTTTCATTATCTAACCCCCTCTATTTCTTATCAG